CCCGAACCCAAGCTAATTTACAGTGGAGAAAAGTTGCTCGAACTGCTCGTCGCAGAAGGGATGACGGAAGAAGAAGCGGTTGAGTGGTGTAGTTTCAATATGGAGGGTGCCTATATGGGCGAAGAAACCCCACTTGTTATGTGGCCTTACGAAGAAGATTGACAGTGGCGCAACGTCGTTATAGTCTGCAGGTCTGGATCTCCATCCTGCTAAAACCCAATGGATGCTTACATAGAGTCTTCTTTAGCGAAGTTCGACCCCTACGATTTTGAGGTTATTACGACGCCTCAAGGCGAGCCCAACCCTGCTCTATTTTTGCCCAAAGAAGCGGATCGTCCGTTAACCAAGGCGGAGAAAAGCTGGGTAGAAGAAGCTAAAAGCAATCCAGAGATCCGACAAGAAGCCCCCTCGGCGCCAGCGCTTAGAGCGTTGGGTAAACAGTTGGAAAGATACGCGGGTCCCATGCCAGCCTCCAAGGAGCAATGGCAGAACTATGTGATGCAGCAGTATTACATGCAGTCACTTGACCCCGACCCGAAGATCAGCAAACCCGCCCTTGATTCCCTTGCTAAAACCAGCGTTGTCGGTCTGCACGAAGAGCGCAAGGAGATCAGCCTCGAAATTAAGTCCAGCGTAGAACTGCAGGCGGAGGCCCTGACGCTACTACGTAACATAGCCAATCGTCAGAACGAAAAGGTTATAGAACATGCTGGATGATATAACCCCTGAGTTGATACAGAGCGCTCTAGCCAATGCTTCACCCGAAGAGCAATTCAAGCTGCAGACCATCCTTGGGGAGTTGGAGAAGAGGAAAAAGCGCGCTGCTTGTCAGTCTGACTTTATTGAATTTGTAAGGTCGCAATATCCCGACTTTATCTCCGGTGTTCACCACAGGCGCATCGCAAAGCTCTTTGAAGACATTGCTGAAGGGAAAAAGAAGCGCGTTATTATCAATCTGGCGCCACGGCACTCAAAATCGCTCTTTGCTTCCTATCTGTTCCCCGCGTGGTTCCTTGGCAAAAACCCTAAAAAGCAGATTCTGCAGGTTTCAAATACGGCGGAGCTTGCGGAAGGGTTTGGTCGACAGGTGCGAAATCTTCTTGAGATGGACAGTTTTAGGACTGTTTTTCCTGATGTAGAGCTAAGAGCTGACTCAAAGGCCGCAGGCCGATGGAATACCAACCATAACGGTGTTTACTACGCGACAGGTGTAAATGCAGCCATCGCAGGGCGCGGTGCAGACCTGGCAATCATTGACGATCCCCATACGGAAGCTGAGGCTTTGGCGGCTGTTTTTAATCCTGGGATCTATGACAAGCTGTATGAGTGGTATACGACAGGTATTCGTCAGCGTCTTCAGCCTGGTGGAGCCATTGTGATTGTTATGACGCGGTGGTCCTTGAGAGACCTTACGGCGCAGGTGCTGGAGCAGGCAGCAAAAGACAAAAAAGCGGACCAATGGGAGGTGTTTGAGTTCCCGGCGATTCTTCCTTCGGGTAAGTCGTTGTGGCCTGAGTACTGGTCTATTGATGAGTTGGAGACGGTTAAAGCCTCTATCCCCGCCAATAAATGGCAGTCCCAGTACATGCAGAATCCGACTTCGGATGAAACGGCGATTATTAAAAGAGACGCATGGCAGCGATGGGATAACAAAGAGCCGCCTGATTGTGAATACACCTTGATGAGTTTCGACTGCGCATTTGAAGCAAAGCAAACGGCTGACTATAGTGCGATGACCTTGTGGGGTGTGTGGTTTAACGAAGAGGATGGGGAAGATCATGTCATCCTGCTGGATGCTTGGCGCGGGAAGTTGGAGTTTCCAGAATTAAAAGCAAAGACCTTGGAGCTCTACCGAGATCACGAACCCGACTCGATCATTATTGAAAAGAAGGCAACTGGAGCCCCGTTGATCTATGAGCTTCGCCGCATGGGCATCCCCGTGCAAGAATTTACACCCTCCAGAGGTAACGACAAGATCGCAAGACTCAACGCTATTTCGGATATTTTTGCTTCAGGACGCGTCTGGGCTCCCCAGCGTAAGTGGGCAGATGAGGTGATTGAAGAGCTTGCTGCGTTCCCGTTCGGTAAAAACGACGACTATGTGGACACCACCAGCCAGGCAATTAGCAGGATAAGAAAAGGGGGTATGGTGCGAACACGCCATGATGAGAAGGATGATGACTACGGATACCGAAAGCGAGCCGCGTACTACTAGGAGGAGAGATGAAACAGGAAAAACTGTGCGAGACCGAGGATATGACAGACAAGGACTATAACCGTTGGTACATGGACCCCACCGCAGAGGCGCAATTTAAGGAAGAGCTGGGGGCAGAAAATGTTCGTCGAATCCCTACACCACCGCCCCTCACTGCTGAAGCGATAGGAAATATACAGATGGCGGCAGCGGAGCGCGTGCCGGAGGCGATGAAAGAGTGGCAAGAGGCAAGACAGTTGGCAACAGCCAACGCGAATAGCAGGCAGGTTGCGGGTAACCACTACAAGAGAATGGACATCCAGCCGTGGGATGTGATTGATTACGGACCCAAACAGCAGGCGATTGGGTTTTACAGGTACAATGCGCTCAAATATATTATGCGCGCAGGCGAAAAGGGCGATTTTAAGGAAGACATCGCTAAAGCCCAGCATTACCTTGAGAAGCTCCTCGAAATTTTATAGGTAGCCCCATGCCCATCGAAAGAACCCCGCAAAATAGCCCGCTTCAGGACTTTATTGAGCAGAACCAACGTGCTCAGAGCCCGTTTCTTACGGAAGCTGATGACCAGCCGATTGAAATTACCATCGGTCCTGAAGATGGTGAAGAGGTTGCTGATATCGATATGACGGAGATTGAGGCTCCCAGTTTCGATGCAAACCTTGCGGAGTTTATGGATGACAGCGAGCTGCAGAGCATCGCGTCGGATCTCATGGATGACTTTGAAAACGACAAGGCGTCGAGGAAAGAGTGGGAGGAAACCTATAAAACAGGGCTTGATCTGCTGGGTATCAAGATCGAAGAGCGGTCTGAGCCTTGGGATGGGGCTTGTGGGGTGTACCACCCGATGCTGACGGAAGCAGCAATTAGGTTCCAGTCGGAGATGATTTCAGAAACTTTCCCTGCACAGGGTCCCGTCAAGGCGCGGATCATTGGGAAAGCAGACCGAGAGGTTGAAAGGGCGGCGCAGCGCGTTGTTCAGGACATGAATTACCAGCTCACCGAGAAAATGGTGGAGTTTAGACCCGAGCACGAGAAGATGCTGTGGTCCCTGTCATTGGCAGGCGCGAGCTTTAAGAAGGTGTATTTCGACCCGTCGATCAACCGTCAGGTCAGTATGTTCGTGCCAGCAGAGGACATTTACCTCTCTTACGGCGCCTCTAACGCGAACAACGCAGAACGCATCACCCACCTGATGCGGAAGACCAAAAACGAGGTTAGGAAGTTACAATATGCTGGGTTCTACAGGGACGTAGAGCTCTCTGCTCCTACCAAGGATATCAATGACATTCAGCGCCGGAAGGATGAAGATGCTGGATTTAGCGCGATTAAAGATGATCGGTATCAGCTCCTTGAGATGCAGGTTGAGTTGGACCTCCCAGGGTTTGAAGATACGGACCCAGAAAACGGAGAAGAGACGGGGATTGCGCTTCCTTACGTGGTTACGCTTGAAAAGAGCAGTGGTGAGATCCTCGCCATCCGCAGAAACTACGAAGAACACGACGAACTCAAGCAGCCGCGTCAGCACATCGTCCAGTACACCTATATTCCCAACGATTCTGGCCCTTACGGGTATGGTCTTATTCACCTGATTGGTGGGTTCGCCAAGGGCGCGACTTCGATTTTGCGGCAGCTTGTAGATGCAGGCACGCTCTCAAACCTTCCGGGTGGCTTCAAGACCAAGGGTCTTCGTGTAAAGGGTGATGACACACCCATCATGCCGGGAGAATTCCGAGACGTAGATGTAGCGTCGGGCACGATGCGCGACAACATCATGCCGCTCCCTTATAAGGAGCCTTCGGCTACGCTCTATCAGCTCTTGGAGAACATTGTTGAAGAAGGGCGCCGTCTCGCTGCGGTAGCAGACGTAGATTTTGGGAAGATTCAGGGCGAAGCCCCGGTCGGCACTACGTTGGCAATTCTTGAGCGTACCTTGAAGGTGATGTCTGCTGTTCAGGCGCGTGTACACGCTTCGATGGCACAAGAATTCAAGCTGATCGCTGCTCTTATCCGCGACTACACCGCACCGACCTACAGTTACATTCCAGACGACCATGCGGGAGCACAGGCGAAGAAGGAAGATTACGAAAAAACTGACATTATTCCGGTTTCGGACCCGAATGCGACTACGATGGCGCAGAGGATTATCCAGTACCAAGCCGCTATTCAGCTCGCTCAACAAGCGCCCCAAATCTACAATCTCCCGTTATTGCACCGTCAGATGCTCGAAGTTATGGGCATCAAGGATGCCGACAAGATTGTTGAAACGGAAGAGGACTTTAAGCCCACGGACCCGGTCACTGAGAACATGGAGATGTTGAAGATGAAAGGCGCCAAAGCCTTCATCGACCAGAACCACGACGCCCATATCGCCGTGCACAACGCCTTCCTGCAGAATCCTCAGATCGCTCAGCAGATGGGACAAAACCCGCAAGCGCAGGCCATCATGCAGGCATTCCAAGCGCATATCGCAGAACACGTAGGCTTTGCCTATCGCAAACAGATCGAAGTACAACTCGGGGTGCCCCTCCCCCCGCCAGACGAAGAAATGTCACCGGAACTGGAAGCGCAGGTCGCTCCGCTTCTGGCGCAAGCCTCTCAGCAGGTACTCGCAAACGCCCAACAAGCGCAACAGGCCCAAGCCGCACAACAAGCCGCCCAAGATCCCGTCGTTCAGCAACAGCAGATGGAGCTCCAGCTTAGACAACAGGAACTTGCAGACAAGAAAGAAATCGAGATGGCAAAAATCCAGAAGGATCTCACCATTGCCGGTAAAGCAGACGACACCAAGATTCAGATTCAGAACATGAAGGATCACTCGACCGGGTTCCAGACGGGCTTTAACGCCATGACCAAGGCAGCAGAGCGAGATCACGGCAGTTCTGAGAAGGATAAGGATCGCGAATTTTCGGCTTTTCAGGCCGCACAACCCAAGGAGTAGTACATGACTGAGCTTGATATCTTAGAAAAAGACTTAACTGCAGCACTCACCCTGCGTGAAGACGCCCTTATTAAAGGGTCTGTTGGGTCTTGGGAAGAATTCAAGTACATGACCGGCGTAGTGGCTGGTCTCAAAGGCGCGCTGGAAGCGGTAAAAACCGCTCAAAAACGTCAAGAAGAAATGTAAGGTAAAACTTTTTACCTTAACTGAGTAACGGGGCACTCAGTCTTAAAAGCCCTGCTTATGGAGTATTTATGTCCGCTACAGCGATTGATGCTGAAAAAACCCAAGAAACCGCTGCAAATCTTGCAGATCGTTTGCCCGTACCCGCAGGGTACAAGATGTTGATTGTAAAACCTGAAATCGAAGAGAAATCTGACGGCGGTATCGTATACGCCAATGAGACTCGGAAGAAAGAAGAGCAAGGAGCTGTTGTAGGGCTTGTTCTTAGGCAGGGACCTCTCTGTTACAAAGATCCTGAAAAGTTCCCTACGGGCCCTTGGTGCAATGAAGGCGACTTTGTTCTGCTCCGTGCTTATTCAGGTTCGCGTTTTTCCGTAGACGGTAAAGAATTCATCATCGTAAACGATGACATGATTGAAGGTGTTGTCGCTGATCCTCGTGGCATTGGCCGCGCTTACTAATAGGTGATTTATGGCGGAAGTAAACTATAAAGACGACGACTTCTCTAATGACGAAGAAGTTTTTGTTGTTGGTTCTAACAAGGACAAGCCGAAAGACGACGTAGAGATTGAAGTCGTTGATGATACTCCTGAGCCGGATAGAGACCGAGCTCCGCTCAA